CTTCTATCGATATGTGCCAGTGTTATCTGCCACAGTAGGTGAAAACCTACCCAAACGCAGAGTTATGTCCGCATTTGGTTACTAGGAATCGGAAGTATGGTAAATACTTCTCTTAGACTAAGCTAAGTCTTACGAAAGAACAGCTTTTACGCTGTTATATAATTCAATGGAGTATACGGTTGTGGAATTTGTGTAATCTTGAGATAATTCCATCCATAGGTGCCAGTCCACGTCATTTGATTAAATGTCATAGTTGCATTTGGTCCTAGGATTTGCACAAGTACTTTACCGAGTGCAACGGTGCCACCAGAGCCCGCAAGGAGCTCAAAGTTTCCACCGGATGCATTAAATGGCCAATTTGACATTATTGCATCATTAGTTCATTTATTCTTTTTTGTGAAATAGCCTCCATTAATTGTGTTGCAGTTGAACTCTTTTTACAGTAGGTTATTGGGTAAGCCAACACTAGTTGTAGCGAACCCAGCCATCTCAATTTCGTAATAACCCGTAGTGAACGTCTTTGGGAAGCTCACCACAAGCCCATTTACTGTGATACCAAGGGTACCACAAACCGTTGGATGCAAACCGAGCCAATTTGCGCCAGTAGACACTGTTGCAGCGTCAGGTAGCACATAGGCCCAATTAATTCCATTGCCAATTTGTCCAGAAAACATCTGTTTCTTGTAGAATGTTACATCATACGAGACCCATAGTTCTCCAAGATTCACCGATGTCCCTTGAACACCGTATGTCGCAATCTGAAACAAGCCAAGATCATAGAGACGTTGGTCACCCTTTGAAGGTGGCCATGCCGCACAATAAAGCACACTAACAGGATTATCTCCCTTCGCGCACTCAATACCATGAAGTGCTGTACAGTTCGCAGCAGTTGAATTTGCATAATCGGCATTTTCCATTTGAAGTTTGGTTGTGTATGGCTGGTCCAAGGCGTCGTAGTCTGTTGCCATGATCACAACACCAAGGGCTTGTCCTGTAGCATTAAATGCTGAGGAGGTACTCCTAAACTCAAAAATAATGCCGTTAAGCTGATATTCTTCAAATTCAGAAGCAACCCCAGACAACCAAGGAAAAGTAGCAGCATCAGCCGGATTGATTCGAAACGTTTGGTTATTGAAGGCTCCGGAGGTCGAGCTTGAAATAATGTCCGTGACATACTCCTTCTCGACAACTCTAGTTCCACGCTTACCGCTCTTCGAAAACTCAACCGGCTTCGCGACTTCCGCCGCTGAACCGGGTATAAGAGTATTTGAAGTAATTTCGTAATCACCGCTACCACTAAACCACTTATGAAGTGCATCTCCTGCCATAGCTCCTAGATCGCCTTGTCCAATGATTGAACCAAGCGCTCTTCCAGCTGTAGACCCTAATCCTGATGATGGTGGATGTAGGATATTTTCAACTTAGGATTCCAATCGCTCTAAAGCTTTCGAAACTCCTAAAGGTGAAGGCTCAACAAAATCACCATGTCCTGTGAGCTTTGAGGGACGCTTCTTCTTTGCTTTGCTCTTCTTCTTTTTCTTATTTCCGAGATTAATAGCCGCCAATGCTTTACTCACGGTTTTTGAATTTTTAGTCATTTTATAGACAACAGAAGTTCCACACAAAGTTAGTTACAACAAGCGTAGAATACAATACTGCACAAACAAAAACGTAGAACAAATTTTTATGCATTTATGGATTTTTCCCAAAACAATCGCCCGTGACGGTCCGGGCTTCAAAATTTAAACATGCCGCACTGCATTTTAACTACGAAGATTTTAGCGAAAACCCCTGCTAGCTCATGGTTTTGAGCCATTTTAACAACATCCTGAGCAGCCGTTGGGTTGCTGGTTTCCAAGATATTGTAAAGAAGTTTCTGCACGCCGTCTGGTTTTCTCTTGAACATTTCCGTCTTTTGCACTCGGAAAAAGTGCTGTGAACTGAAGAAGAAATTAAGTTCATCACACTTTTGTTCATCGGTATGAACGAATCCCAAAAGCGTAGAGTAACAGGCTGATGGTGGCAGCCTCGTAATCCCCACACAGTCGTCTCCATTCGTACCATCCGTGTACTGATAGACACACCAATTTTGATCAGCCCTAAAGAGGGCATCTCGCTCAAATGAATTTTGAATATGTGTTGTGACAATGCCACTCGCTCTCACATAGAAAGGAAGTGAATGCACTACTCGGTCACTATCAACGAAAAGTTGTAAAGCTTCTGCTATTGCGTAA